TAACCATGCCAGTTTCCGATCCACCAGTCGTACGACAGGACTGCCCACCCGTATTGCACCGGGATTTTAGTCCTGCCCCCCCCCTGCAGGGTCATTTCGGGCATGATGGCGAACCAACGTCCTTGGGGGACAACCCACGGGAGCCTAACCCGTCTCCTCATCAGCTACCGGCCGGTTGAGAGTACACCGCCCGTGAGTCCGGCTTGGCAGGTGCCGGACAAACCAACCACAGTGACGTGGACATTTATTTTCAGGTGGGCGCCAACGGCACCATTGCAGATGAAGTTGAAGAAAGACTCGACCCCAGTCCCTCGAACCAGACGAAGCGAACAACCCCTGGCCCACGGGTGACCCCAGACACGGCGACCTGACGCTAGAAACAGCGCCCACACCCAGGTGGGAGACATCAACAACTGCACCCTACATCCCACGCTAAACGAACCACAACCCAATGGTTATGAGAACGAGTCAACGAAGGTCTCTGCGAAACCTGGAGGAACCTGGTCAAGATCAAAGCTCGATAAAAGGACACGTTGAAAAGAGTCAGCACTCCAACTGCCAGACTCAAACGCCCTCTCGTAACCAAGCTGGACATCAGGTGCAACCCCAAATGCCCTCTCAAAACTCAGCCTAGCCTCCAAGGTGACCTCCAATTGCTCCGAACTCCGTGCGAGCCAGGCTCCCTTGAACAAAAGATCGGTATGAGGATGAACTCTCACACCTTCCGGACCGCCCCACTGCCGCTGAAGTTCGAGTGCCCAAGTTTGTAAAACCGGCACACCCCGAGCAAGAGAAAGCTCAGCAGCAGCAACACCCCTGACCCACTCACGGATGAAACCGGGCTCACGGAGCCACTTGTAGCTAGACAAAGCGCCGGAGAGAACGGCGCGAAAATCCCTAACCATGCGGTAACAACCACCAGAAAAAACAGGAGCACTACTGCCAAACCTGACCTCCTCAAGCACGCTGACTGGCCTCTCCAAGGTGACCTCATGCCCAGAACAACCGAGAACGTCCGCTGCGAAAACATCCATCACACGTGAGTAATCCCCACCGCGCAGGAAAACTAAAGCATTGTCGCCGTCGACGAGCAAGTCAAACGGTACATTGTGGCGCCTAAGCACCGCGACAACCACCACCAACATGATAAGGGAATTGCCCATGCCAGTGTTAAAGTCCCCACTCGCGCGACCACCCTCACGTGAAAATTTCGCACCGCACTGCAACTTGCCTTCCAAAACAAGTTGCGCACCGAGCAGACGACGCAAACCCTTATCGCCAGGGAAAGCAGCCTCATACACCCGATGCTCCTCAATCAACTGAGCACGGCCCACATGCGCTTCAAAAGCGGCACCGTCAGCTTCAACGACAACGCAGCGATCAAGATTTTCCATTTTCCTCTTGATCAAACCAGCACGCTCAACGGCGTTCAACCCCTTAGCCACAACCCTGCCAACACCCCCCGTGGAGAACGTGCGAGCAGTCAACCGACCCCACAGCCAGTGCTCGAACGGTTTCAGACGAGTGGCCAGCTCCAAATTATACCTGGGTGATCTAGGAAAAATCATCCTGGGCTTGGAAAACTTGGAGACGCCATTAAACTTCTCGCCCTTCAAGAAAGGTCTCAGATAGCTGTCCGCTGCACCAACCGGACCGTCTACCCTCAACGACCTCTCAGCCTCCAGGTACCTCCGACGCAATCTCCCTTCATAACTTTGCGCCGTTTGCAGGTGACCCCAAGTTCCCCCGACATAACAACGAGCCAACGCGCGCAGAGTCCGAAAGGCTCTAAGAACGCCCGCTCCAAGTGGCTGCATTACCTCGGGGGGGAGAGGGGCCAGAGATCGCTTCAACAACGCAGCGATCTCGTTGTGGGGGCACACGGAATGGACGGCAGGTACCCAGGTGCCAGGAACCCCAAGCCCGCCCATTGTCCTCATTGCCCGCCTCCCATCAAAGCACTGTCCAGTGCCCACATCGACTTGCGACAGGTCCAGGGAACCAGTGTGATTCTCGAGGAGACTCGTAAAATCTCCCCAACAAACACCCGCAACATCGAAGGGCCCCCGCTAATCGAGGGAAAGAGGGAGGAGTGGGGAGCCGCAGGCACGAGCAACACGGGCAGAGGCTAACTGCTCATGGGCGCTAGGGGTCATGGCCAATCCCACCGCCGCGGCAACGGCGAGATCAGACACCCAACTACGAAACCGTTGGGCCTTGCACCACTCCAAAGCTCTCGTACGAAGAGTGCCGAGGAGTAACTCGTCGCGTTTCCTGAACAACGCGTACTGCCTAAGCTTGCCCAGGAGGTCAGGAAAAATGACCTCAGCATCGCCACCAATGTCTAAAACCAGGTAGACATTGGGCTCTGGGTTCGCTCCTTCGCCATAGATGATGCCCCCACCAAGGCACCTTGCACCGTCTGGAATAGTGGCCAAACAATAGTTGGACACGTCGCTGCGTGCCTCAGAGGGGAGGTCTGGTGTCCACCGCCCTCTGAGGTACGTCGCCACGACGCCCCGCCTACCGCCCAACACACCTTCCAAAGCACGTACCCAACGTGCACGGCGCCTGAGCCGCTGTGCAACCACAGCGCTCGTGATGGTCTGGTAACCCACACCACCACCTGGGCCCACGCCCACGAAGTTGGCGTTAACTTCGCGGTCGAAACGGAGAGCCGGACCTGGGGCCAGTTGGTCCGGGAGATCTACCCACAGGCTCCACCTGTCGGATGAACTTTTAACGTGAACATAACCCAATCTCAGAGGCACATACACGAGGAAGAACGCTAGAAGTAACCACAGGAGAAGCCGCGTTTCAAACCGCTCCTGCAGTGCAACAAAATCAGCTGGACCTTTGAAATCGCGGCTGTGCCTCACCTCCCTGGGTGCAGCCAGAGAAAACCCAGAAAAGTCAAACCTCGCAGAGTCAGTCAACCAAACCAACCAACCCGGAAAGGTCGGGAGGTCCGAAAGACCAACACGCGGGGCAAACGACTCAACCAGAGGGACCTCAGGATACCGAGCGACCAGCCACCCAAACAACAGAACCGGCCGAGTCACCAACCAACCGGAAAAACGTGCGGACACCATGACCAAGGCCATGGGGACACACGCCGCCAGGGAGGAAAGAGACCAAGCCGCAACCGCAGCGGGGGGAGCAGCAGCACGCCCCAGAAGAAGCAAAGGACGCAACCTAGACAAAAGGATTAAAATCGTGAAGGCTGACATCGTTGTACTTATTGAAGAATAGCACTAACGTGGCTGGCACGGGTTGCGGCTCAAATTTACCACATGCATCAACAACCATCATATGTGGGGAGAAGAGGGCAGCAGATCTCCACTGCATAACTAGGCCCTGCCACCCCAAGGGTGACTGCTGCTTAAGCGGCACAGCTACCGACGGCCCTGCGCCTAAACCCTATAACAGGTCCGAGACGTTGCCCGACGCGCCACCACCACCTGGCACCACCACAGGGGTGGCCCCCCAAAAGGCAAGTCTCGAAGGACCTTTGACACACCCTCTGCCGATTAAGGGCCCAAAAGCCCCAAACCTCAGAGCCAACGGCTTAACAAGGCACCTAGCCGCCACACGCACGCAGTGCTCGCGCGCCCCGAGAACACACGACTCGAGGTTACCTGACAGATTTTCTGAGACACGGGCAAAAGACACCCGCAAGGTACTAGCACGGCCCCCGGAGCGACCAACGCGTCATGAAGGTGGAGCCAACAGCCACAACGCGAAAGCCTCGGTAAGTCGAGGTGGACG